GAAAACTATTACATACAGGCCTCTGCATATGCAGAGATGTATCAAGAAAGAACATTACAAGAGATAGAACAGATAGTTATATTAGTGGTTACAGAAGATGGTACAGTACAAGAGTTTGTAAAAAAGAAACATCAATATTTACATCTACTTGACAAAGAGTTAAATATGTATTATAATACTGTAAAGACTGGTATATGAAAAATAACAGTTTATTCATATAACTTACAGAAATGTAATTTATAGATATATAGAATATGCGTTGAAGGTAGTAAGACGATAGACTGGACGGCGGTGCGATTCCGCCTACCTCCACCAACCCGAATGAGGGGGTAATGTAGGGTCGACAGGTATTAGAAGACTATTGGAGTATATGGGTGAACGCCTTATAGTTCAACACTAATAAATGCAAACGATAATTTTGCATCTCAAGATTATGCCCTAGCGGCATAGTTTTATGGGTTCGGCAGTACCTGGAAACAGAAACTGCCATTGAGTGGGCTGCGGTCGTTGGGCAACCAGCACTCTTAATTCTAGAATAGGAGAAAAACTATGGCTTGGTCAAAACCAATTATTACTGAAATTTCAGTAGGTTTAGAAATCAATTCTTATGCCTGTGCTGAGAAGTAATAAACACAAATATATATTTGGGTGGTGTATAATACCCTAGAGGTTTGAAGCCACCCACTTATTTTTTTAATGAAGTTAATATTATGACACCTAAATCATTTTCAATTTTTATAGAAAAACAAGTTCAAGAAAAAAAGATTACTCACATGGAAGCTATTCTTGACTATTGTACAAGAAATCAATTAGAACCAGATAGTATTACAAATCTAATTCAAAAACCACTAAAAGATAAAATAGAAGCTAACGCAAGAGATTTAAACTTTTTACCAAAAATGGGTAAGTTACCAGTATGATTACTATGGAAGCTTTTGATGCATATAAGATATACATGGCTCTTAAAGCACATTTCAATTCTGATTATGACTTTAACAAGTATGGTGGTAAAACAACTGTAACAAAACAAAGTTACTTAAAAAGAAAAGATAAATTCTTTTTTGGTAGAGTAGCAAGAAAATACAAAGAACAAGTAAAAGACTTTTTTATATCTAATTTTTTAGTAAAAGAAAAAGGTTACATTGGTTCTTTTAATGAAGATAATTATTTGTCATGGCGAAAAAGAGTTGAAAGTTTAAGATATAATTTTCAACAAGATATGGATATATTAGTAAATCAAGTAAATGATTTTAACAGTTTATTTAAAGTAGAAAATGGTCAACACCCTATATTGTTAAGAAATTATTTAGCAAATAGAATAAGTGTTGAAACAATGGTAATTCTTATGAGTCTTTTAGAATTTGATAAAGATTGGGATAAAAAGATTCAAGAGAATGTCATATGGCCATCACATAAAAAAAGATTAAATAATTATGGTGGACTATTGACTTTTGACAAATCATACTATAAAATGATTCTTATTAATCTTATAAATGGAGTATATTATGACACCAACAAACGAATCTCTGATTAGAGAAAGAGATTTCTATCGTTCAAAATTAGAAGGTCTTGAAAAACAAGTTAAAGTTTTAGGAACTGATAATGCATATTTACAAAAACAATTAGACTCTTTAAGAGTAAGACTTAAAGAAATGAATGAAAAATCTTTCCATAGAAATAAAAGATTTAGGAGAAACTAAATGGAACAAAGATATACTTTCATTAAAACAAATGAAATTAAAGACGATACAATGAGTGAAGAAGAGAGAGTTGAAATAGAAGCAGTCATAGAAGAACATGATATGGATGCATTGGCTGAAAAACTAACTAACTTTTTAGCTGGTATAGGTCACTCTGACAAAATTGTCGAAATAAGAGATAAAGAATATACTGATGCATCAGTTGATGAAGAGGACCTAGAAGATGAACTTGAGGATATAGATGAAGTTGATAACATTCATGCCTTCAAGAAAAAACATATGTATACAGATGATTATGATGGAAGACCTTCAGACACCGAAAAGTAATATTTTTGTTTTAGGTAATGGTGAGTCCAGAGATGGTATCGAACTAAAACAATTTAAACAATGGGGTAAAATCTATGGGTGTAATGCACTTTATAGAGATTTCAAACCAGATGGATTAATATCAACAGATTGGGCAATGATGCATGAGATATATTCATCTGGTTATTGTAAAGAAAATAAATGTTACTTTAGACAATGGAAAATACTTCCTGAACAATTTTATGAGATGTTACAATATACTGGATTAGAACAATCAAGTATGGAACAATTAAACGAGCAACTCAAAAAATTAGATTTAGATACAGTAGATAAGTTTCTACATCAAAATGAAAAAGGTAATCGTACCTCTTTAGTGTGTCATGGTATAGACCCAGAAAGATTTAAAGATACAATATTAGAAGTTCTATCAACATTTAAAGGATTACCAAAAGGTGATGTTAGACAAAAACTAGGTAATGCAGGTTTATGGATTACATGGGTTGATGAGTTTGATAAAGTAAAAGATTTAGACCAATTCTTTGATGGTGAATTCAGAGGTTGGAGTTCTGGTCCGACAGCAGTAAGAGTTGGTATCGAAGAGAATAAATCTTTTACCACACAAGTTTTTTTACTAGGATTTGATATGACAAGAGAAGGTCTTGTTAATAATATTTACAAAGATACTGATTGTTATATATCAAGTGATTGTAAATATGTTAGTCCTACAAATTGGATAGAGCAACACACGGATAATTTTAAGAGTTATCCTAAAATAAAGTTTTACAGAGTCATAGATGACAAGTCTGAAATAGAAGAATGGTCTCAATATGACAATGTGAAAACAATTAGTTATGGACAAATGTTTGGCCATCTGGTTCAACCAGGTTGTAAATTTAGTTCAATCTAGTTGTATAAATAATACTATATTATGATTAAGTGAAGATAAAATAGCATATAATAGCATACGGAGAAAATATATGTCATTAGATACACTCAAAAAGTCTAATTCTTTAGACAAAATATTGGCTGCAGTTGAAAAAGAATCTGCACCAGTAGAAAAACAATCATATGTAGATGAAAGACTCTGGAAACCAGAACTAGATAAATCTGGTAATGGTTATGCAATCATTAGATTTCTACCTGCACCTGATGGTGAAGAAATGCCATGGGTAAAGTTATGGAATCATGCATTTCAAGGTCCAACTGGTAAATGGTATATTGAGAATTCACTCACTACACTAAATCAGAAAGACCCAGTTTCAGAGTATAATAGTAAGTTGTGGAACTCTGGTGTTGAAAGCGATAAAGAAATCGCTAGAAAACAAAAGAGAAAACTACAATACTACTCAAACATTTATGTAGTTTCTGACCCGAAGCATCCTGAAAATGAAGGTAAAGTTTTCTTATTCAGATATGGTAAGAAGATTTACGAGAAAGTGATGGAAGCTTTACAGCCTCAATTTGAAGATGAAACTCCTGTGAATCCATTTGATTTTTGGGAAGGTGCAAACTTTAAATTGAAAATCAGAAAGGTTGACGGCTATTGGAATTACGACAAGTCGGAGTTTGATAGTGCATCAAAGTTAAATGAAGATGATTCTGAACTAGACAAGATATGGAAATCAGAATATTCGCTAAAAGATTTTTTAGCTGCATCTAATTTTAAGACTTATGATGAACTTAAAAATAGACTTGACGATGTTCTTACTGGTAGTCAATCAACATCTGGTTCTGCAGAGAATGTAGAACTTGATGATACTCCAGAAGTTGATGTTGAAGACAAACAATATGTAGATAATGTTGTCAAAACAACTTCTACTGAAAGTGACGATAGTTTGGATTACTTTCAGAAACTAGCAAAAGAAGCCTAAAACTTCTTTTTGTTTCTCCTTATTGTGAAAGCGTGGCATTTTATGTCACGCTTTTTTTATATAAATAGTAGTAGGAGAGGCATATGGTAGACCCAATTTCAGCTTTTGGTATGGCAACGGCAGCTTTCAATGCAATTAAAAAAGGTTTTGAAGTCGGTCGAAGCGTAGAAACTATGTACGGTGACATAGGTCGCTGGATGAGCTCGTGTGAAAAAATCAATACAGAAGTAAAAAGTGCAAAGGCAAAAGGTATGAGTGTAGAAGAAGAAGCACTTGAGATATTTGCACATCAGAAAAAAGTAAAAGCGATGGAGGAAGAGTTAAGAACATTTATTAACTTATCTCATGGTCCTAACGCATGGAATGAAGTATTAAGAATTCAGGCAGACATTAGAAAGAAAAGAAGAGAAGCAATTTTGAGAGCAAAAAAAGAAAGAGAACAAATGATTATGTGGGTGTTAGTAGGTTTAGGTTCATTATGTTCACTATGGGTAGTGTTTTATGTAATTTGGAAAGCAATGGGAAACTAAAATGAAATTAGAAGATTTGCCACTCAAGTTGATGAGAAGTCATTGGTTTTGGATATACTTGTTAGTCATAATACTATTTGCATTATTAACCTTCATTGATTTCATAACAACAATATGAAGAAATTTAAATGGAACCGCTGGCCTAGACCTAAAAGTAAATTTTCATTACCTTATGTAAGTCCTGTCAGAATGTGGAAAAGTGAAGTCGTATTAGTAAGATATGAAGAGGTAGAAGGCCAGAAAGTTCCAGTCTATATGGTAAGAGGTATTGATACTAGAAAGTATGGGCAGCAAGACTTCTAAAATTATAATCTTGAGTTACAGGGTCTATTATTTGTTTTGACATTGTATTATTATTTTGTGTAGAATTATCGACAACAGCTGTTGAAACATTGTTTTGACCCATACCTGCAACTTTATTCTTTAACATTTGATTTTCCATAGCCATAGCATTCACACCTGCATCTAATAATCTATCTGCTTCTGCAGTAGTAAACTTTGACCTTTGACTTGCATCAACACCAAGTGAACCACCCGCGGCGAGTGTACCTGCTTTAACTTGTTTTGCAAATTC